CGGTAAAGGTAAAGTCCCTCAGGCCCGTCCAGTTCAGTTCTTCTTGATGTGTGAACGACTGCACCTGCGTACCAGAATCTAGCAGACTGATAGTTAATTTGAAGATATCCCGGCAATCGCCAGACTGGGAAACGCTGCCACAGGTGGCAAGCTGCGAATTGCTCAGATGGCTGTTTATAGTAATTCCAGAGTTGAGCGTAAACCCCAGCTTCACCTCTGCTTCTGTCAGAGGCACTGCAAAGGTTGAGGTATAGCTGCCGCCGCCTTCATTTGTGCCACTCGTGCAATAAGCACCTGAACTGCACCCTGAACCACTGACCACGGACGTTCCGCCGGTGGCCGTGAAGCCGCTCATCGACGGCACAAGGTTCGTGGTCGTTAGTTCAGCGCCCCTAGCCAATCCGCAGACAAGAACGCCTAACGCCAATGTCACGCCAATGCCAACCAGCCACTTCATTCGGGATACTCCGGCTCAGGCCGCGCGCCCTCTTTTGCTTCCGCCTCGGCTTCTTGCCGCGCATCCTCCACCGCCTCGGCAGCGGCAGCTTTTTTAATAGCGTCACGGCGTAGCTTGGTGTTTTCCGGTGCTTCTGTCGGATTTACCAGCCACATGGCCTTGGCCTTGTCGCCAATCTGGCCGCCATATGGGCATGGTGTCCCCGCCGCCATCATACTGTCGAACACGCGGGCATCTTGGCACAATAAGCTAACTGCCGCGACCTTTAGCCCGGCACCATACAATGTGCGGCTGAGTTTCAAAATCTCGCAATTCTTGTCCCTGACCGTGGTGCCACCGCTCAGGCCAAGGAAGGATGTCTGCATGGCAGCAGACACGCCAGTCACGCAGATGTCAGAATTATTTATGACGATGGAGGGACTGCTGGCGGTGGCCGGAGCCTTGTCGATTACAGTATTACCCGACGAGGTTGATACAGTGTTCGAGCTACTGCTCACAGTGCTGGAGACTGTGGACGAGGTTACAGTGTCCGTGGCAAAAGCGGGGCCGGATAAAAGGCAGGCGAAAAAAATAATAGACCCTAAACGGGGTATTGTTAACAACAAGGCTTCACCTCGTGTGTAACCGAAAAAGTCAGTTATCTTTTAACAGATTGTAAAGGTTCCGCCGCGAATAGCGTCTCCCATGCCACGATTCTTACCGGATACCTTAGATGCTTTTGCAACATTAGGCGTTTTCTCAACGCTTCCGTCATTGTACGGAACAAATCCCTGATCCTGTATAACGATACCCTTTTTTACAGCGCCCGCTGAGACTTTCTTTTTTTCCATGGAAACCTCCTATTGACTTCTTTGTTTCATAATTTCGCGTTGTTGAGCGGCTTGTATCCGAGCAGCGACAATTTCCTGCTGTGACTGTATTCTTTGCTGCCCAAGTTGAGCGTTTGACTGCGCCTTTTCTCGGTCTAGGCCAAGACGGGCCTGATCCACCTGATTTTCAGCCTCGTTCTGCTGTGCTCGCATTGCGAGGTCTTGTTCTTTTAGTGCAATAAGAGGGTCGGGCCCGCCGCCTTCTCCGCTGATTTGTGCGCTGATGGATTTCAGTTCCTGCATTCCCTTGGCTACCGCCTCAGCCACCATGGATTCTATTTGCAAGGCCTGCTCTTCTGTTGGGGCCTCACCTTGAAGCTGTTGAATCATCTGAGCAGATACCTGCTCCTTAGCTTGAATAGACACATGCTCCATGGCGTGTTTTTGTAAGGACATGGCAACGGGCGGAAGTTGACCAACCATCGGGGAGGACCCAAACACGAGATGCGCCATAATATGCGCCGAGTGATTCTGACCTTGGTACACGGTCAGAGTGTTGTTTTCCAAAGCCGCAGCGTTCTCAAGTGCAGGATCCTTCGGACTCTGCTCTCCCGGGTCAGAAAGCTTAAGGATTGAGTCCACGTCTGTAACACCAAGCGCCTTATACATGCGCCGATACGCTTCGTGCATGTTATGAAGATCGGGGGCGGCCTGAGCCAATTGCAACTGCGTCTGTGCAAGAAGAACCCTTTGCGCCATGGAAAATATGTTGGGGTCTGAAACAGGGATGACATCAATCCGGTCATCAAAGTCTTCCGCCTTTACAGTCCGCTCCGCTCCTACCACGTTATAAGGGTACTCAGGAGGAAGATAGTCCCCGAACACCTTGGCAAGAAGAGAGAACTCCTCCTTTTGGGCATAGTGCAGCCGCTTATGAATAGCGGACATTACCTTTGCGCCCTGCTCCAGCATCGCAATGGTCGTTCCTACTGCGGCCTGCTGGTCACCGTCGCCAACCTGCAAGTTGGAGACGGCGGCAAATCTTTGTCCGGCCTCTACACAAAAGCCCATCAACTGGTACAAGGTCTGGTCCGCGCCCTTGTATGGAAGAAGCATTAAAGAGTCCCGGATCGCGCCGCCCGGAGAATCAACATCGCGAAACTCGCCCGGGGACAAGGGCTCGTCGTCATTGCGAATGCGAAGGCCCCGAGTCTTAAACCCGGCGGGCAGATTGGAAAGGGTCCCGGCATCAATAAGCTGACGAAGCGCGGCAGTAGCCGTGCGGGTCAACCCACCAATCATATGGATCAGGCTAAGGCCGTAGAATCCAAAACCCGGAAGAAACTTAAAGTGTACAAAATACTGGTTCTTGGTTCTGTTTTCGTCGTCCTGCTTGTAGTTGCGGCGAATGCTAAGAACTTTGCCGTTGTTTTCGGAAACGGTGACAACGTAAGGAAGCTTAATTCCAGTGGGCTCGCCGTCTTCGCCTACGTCCTCGTAGCCCTCCAGGTCAAGGTCCACGTGGCACTCAAGAAGAGTAACCTCCGTATCCAAACGGCTGGGCTCTATCCCTGAAATTTCGTCCATTTCCTCGCGAATCTGTGAAGGATCGGACTGAGAAGGAGAAACCTCTACCTCGGAGTAAAAACCAGCTACTTGCTTTTTGCGAAGCTCGTTTTCTGAAATTTGGATTACGTGCGTAACATTCTCCGCAGTCTCCAAATCCGTAGCAGTGTATGGAACAATTAGCTGCTCGGCAGGAACAAATTTACTGACTGCGCGACCTAGAAACTCGTCGTAATACACCTTTTTAAAAGTAGATCCTGCCAGCGGAAGGTAAAACAGCATCTGATCGAACTCGGGAGTATATTCCTTCATTACAGATGTAATCTGGTAGTTCATAAAGTTTCGGACGCGGTCGGACTGTTCCTCAATACCCGCATCAGGCTGTCCCAAAATTTGGGTGCGAACGGGTCCACCAGAAGGTAGAAGTTCTCCAAAAGCCTGCGCCTGAAACTGTGTCACGGCCTCCGCAAGAAGCGGGTGGGATACGCCCGAAGCCCCACGGAAAGGCTGTGAACGTTCTTCGTACTTGAATCCAAGAAGCTCAAGACCGGTGCGATAAGTGTCTTCCCAATCCTTGCGGCTATCTTTGTTGGACTCGTATTGGTCCAGTAAATCGGAGGAGATTATTGAAGAAACGCGGTCTTCCAAGTCTTCGGCAAGGTTCCCGTAGAAATCACCGTCGTCCGAACGCCCTACAAAAGGATCGAAATCTACAACCACACCGCCATCATCTTCTAATTCGATGCTAAGACCGGGTGTCTCAACAACGGCCTCGTCGTCTAGCAAAACCTCCGCTTCGGGGCCGGACTCCAGGTCTACTGGCGGTATGTCGTTGCGGCGCTCTACAAGGGAGGCCGTACCGAAATTACTGCGAGGAAGAGGGTTTCTAGCCATATTTACCTACGCCTCAGTGACATAAGACCGCCGTTGTTCATTCGGCTAGGGAGATAGCCTCCACGGTTCATTCGGCGGGAACGATAGCCGCCGTTTGCAACTTCAATTACTTCCGGCATCTGGTCCGGCATCTGGTCCGGCATCTGGTCCATTGGGGGCATCTGGTCCGGCATCTGGTCCGGCATAGGCATGAGCCTTTCGTAGTCTCCCGGGCGGCTGTCGTATAGGGGTGGTAGCATCTGGTCCGGCATAGGCATGAGCCTTTCGTAGTCTCCCGGGCTGTACGGCATTGGGGACATCTGCTCTTGGAGCGGCATGAGATCCCCTACGTCTCTGTCCGAAAGGCGTTGTCCTTCAATTCGACCAAGGTTGCCGCTCTGCTCTTGGCCCTGCATGAGATTACGCATGTACCCCTCAAACCCAGACTTCTCCATCGCAGAGCGAAGTTGCGCGGCGCGGGCCGGGTTCTCCTCCGCCATGGATTTAAGGCTAGGCAGGTTGTCGTAGATGTACTTGGCCAACTGATCCATAGGCAGACTAGTCAGAGCCTGTTCAAAAGCACCGTAGACTTGCCTATTTACATCGCCTCCCGCCTGCATTCCAAGGGGGCGAAAGCCCATAGGGCCGCCGTCGCGCATTCCCATGGCCTGCGAATACTGCTGTGCCGCCGCCATACCTTGAGGAGTGTACGGAAATTCACGTCCCATTACATTAGGCATTGCTTTTTTCCTTTTCGTGGTTGCGCGACTTTACCTTACCCGAATTCAGGCGGGCGTAAAAGACTTGTTTGCTACTGTTGGACAGGTAAGCTTACAGGGTGCTGATAGCAAGCTTCCGGGTTGCCTTGCCCGGCCTCCGTCAGAAATGTTGTGTTCGCCGGAACTTGGCCCATGGGACACCGACAGATCGCAATGCCGTCAGGACCAACCTTACAGTTGAAGCTAAAGCAGTTGCTCGCCTCATACCCCTGATTCAAACTTGCATCGCATCGCTGCGCCACAGCTTTCATCTTCGCAGGAACCTTGCTGAACCCACTAGCTTCTTGAGGGTAGTACTTTTTAGGGGCAAACAAACTCCACACATGCTTGCTATCTGTCGGAGCACACGACCCCTGCATATTCCCCATGCTAGTGTCCGCAATAGCTTCGCCCTCTAAAATCGGACATTTGCAGACAACTTCCGGGTACGTCTTGCCGTCATTCGTGGAAATCATCTTCCCCGTCGGC